GAGCTATTGAGGTTATTTATGAAGGCGCTAAAGTAATTGGTAGTAAAGATCTTTTAAAGTGGGAGCTTAAAAAGAATATGATAAGACCAAAAGCAGATACAACAAAAGCTCAAATGAGTTATGCTATCTGTGCGCCGCGTATGTACGAAGGTCGTATTGAAAGCTTGGTAAGTCGTATGACTAACTTTGCTGATATGATTCAGCTTACGCATTTAAAGCTACAACAGGTGTTATCAAGAGTAGTACCTGATGGTGTTTACTTAGATGCCGATGCTTTAGCTGAAATAGATTTAGGTAACGGCACTAATTACAATCCACAAGAAGCGCTTAATATGTACTTCCAAACTGGTAGTGTAATTGGTAGATCTATGACACAAGACGGTGATATGAACCGCGGTCGATTACCTATTACGGAACTTAATTCAAACGGAGGTAATAATAAGATAAGTGCGCTTATAAGCACTTACAATTATTACTTACAAATGATGCGTGATGTCACTGGCTTAAACGAAGCTAGAGATGGAGGCGTACCAGATAAAAACGCTTTAGTAGGACTGCAAAAATTAGCTGCAGCAAACTCTAATACAGCAACAAGACACCTATTGCAATCAAGCTTGTATATAACCCTAACAATGGCAGAGTGTATTGCAATGCGAGTGTCTGATGTTATAGAGTATTCTCCGACTAAACAATCATTTATTAAAACGCTAGGTAAGTTTAACGTTTCTACATTAGAAGAAATGGCCAACTTGCACTTGCATGATTTTGGTATATTTTTAGAGCTAGCGCCAGACGAAGAAGAAAAAGCTAAGCTAGAAAATAATATTCAAGTAGCTTTACAGTCTGGTCAGATATTTTTAGAAGATGCTATTGATATTAGAGAAGTACGTAATATTAAGTTAGCTAATCAGCTACTTAAAATACGTAGAAAAAAGAAACAAGATCAAGATCAACAGCAACAACAACAGAATATTCAAGCGCAAAGCCAAGCAAACGCGCAGGCTTCACAAGCAGCTGCACAAGCAGACATGCAAAAGCAGCAAGCGCTTACAGAATCAAAAGCTCAGTTAGAGCAAATAAAGTCACAGCTTGAAATAGCTAAAATGGAAAGAGAGGCTGCAATTAAAAAAGAGTTAATGCAGTATGAGTTTGAAATTAATAGAAAACTACAAGAAGCACAGCTTGCTGTTATAAAAGAAAAAGACAAGTTCAAAGAAGATCGTAAAGATGAAAGAACTAAAATACAAGCTACGCAACAAAGCGAGCTTATAGATCAAAGAAAAAACAACGCACCGCCAAAAAGCTTTGAGTCCGCAGGACAAGACAGTTTAGGTGGATTTGGACTTGAACAGTTCGAGCCGCGTTGAGAATAAACAAACAATTATATAATATTTTATCATGTCAGAACAAACACAACCTATAGAAGAGGTCGTAGAAGAAACAGTTCAAGAAACTAAAACTGTAGAAGAAACACCTCAAAAAGACACTTCATATAAAGAAGTCACAAAAGATGGTACTATTAAATTAGACCTAGGAAAACTAAAAGATTTTCAAAACAAAACACAAGAGACAGATGTTAAAGAAGAAGTGCGGGTGCAAGCACAAGAAACGCAAGAACCAGTCACTGAGCAAGAAGAAGAAGTTGTCGAAGAAGTCTTACAAGAGGTAACCGACGAAACAGAACAGCCTGTCGCTGAAGTAACACAAGAAGTTGCTGAAGAAAAAATTACACCACAACCAGAAGTAAAACTACCAGAAAACATTGAAAGTTTGGTAAAGTTTATGGAAGAAACAGGTGGTACTATTGAAGAGTATGTAAGGCTAAACGCTGATTACTCTGATGTAGACAATAACACATTATTAAAAGAATATTACAAGTCAACCAAGTCTCACTTAGATAATAGCGAGATTGATTTTTTAATTGATGATAATTTTTCATTTGACGCAGAGTTAGATGAAGATCGTGATATTAGAAAAAAGAAGTTGGCTTTGAAAGAAGAAGTTGCGAAAGCTAAGAAGTTTCTTAATGGAATGAAAGACGAATACTACAAGGAAGTCAAGTTGGGTTCTAAGTTGTCTAAAGACCAGCAAGATGCTATTAACTTTTATAACGAGTACAACCAAAAACAATCTGCTACTAGTGAAGTCCAGCAGAAGCAGTACAAGCAATTTGAGCAAACTACCAATAATGTTTTCAACGAAAATTTCAAAGGTTTTGATTTTAAAGTTGGTGACAAAAAATATAGGTATAATGTAAAAGATGCTGCTGCTACTAAGGATTACCAAAGCGACATATCTAATTTTGTAAGGGAGTTCCTTGACGAAAACGATATGATGAAAGACGCTAAAGGTTATCACAAGGCTTTATACGCGGGTAGAAACATCGATAAAATTGTATCGCATTTCTATGAGCAAGGTAAAGCTGATGCTATAAAAAACACCGCAATCAAGTCAAAAAACATTGACATGAGCCCTAGAACTGCTAAACCAGTTGTAGACGCAAGCGGCATGAAAGTTAGAGTATTAGGTGGTGAAGATAGTTCAAGGTTGAAATTTAAAATTAGAAAAAAATAAAAACAACTTAAAAACTAAAAAAAATGGGATTTAACACATCTTTAGGATTAGGTGGAGGTTTTTCATTAACTCCTTCCCCAAGCCCAACTGTTAGCGATAACAACTATTTGGATTTAGCAAACACTGCTAACCAAGGGTGGGCACAACAATATCTTCCAGAGTTATACGAACAAGAAGTAGAGCGCTACGGAAATCGTACAATAGGAGGATTCTTACAAATGGTAGGCGCTGAAATGCCTATGAGTTCTGATCAAGTAGTTTGGTCTGAGCAAAACCGTTTGCACATCGCTTACAAAAGTAGTGGTGCTGCAGGTGGAACTAAAAGTATTCAATTAATTGGAACTTCTGGAACTTGCTCTATTGGTACAGATTTAACTAACTCTTTGAGAGTAGGTAACACTGTTATCGTTACTGATACTGCTACTGGACTTAAAACACTTAAGTGCTTTGTTGCAACAACAAGTGGAACAGCCACAGGTGGTAACAATAATAACTTCAAAGTTCTTCCTTATACTCAAACAGATTTATCAGGTGGCGATGGAACAGCTGTAGTATTTGGTGACAATGAGCAAATCAACGTATTTGTTTATGGTTCTGAATTTGCTAAAGGAACTGATTCTATGGCTGGAGAGCTAAAACCACAGTTTACTAAATTTGACAACAGACCAATCATTATTAAAGATCACTTTAAAATTTCTGGTTCTGATACTGCTCAAATTGGCTGGGTTGAAACAACTGATGAAGCTGGACAAACTGGATTTTCTTGGTATTTAAAATCAGCTGGCGAGACTCGTTTGCGTTTTGAAGACTATTTAGAAACTTCAATGATTGAATCAGTAAAAGGTGTTCCTGGAGCGTCTACTGTTGACGGTCAAATTGGAGATGCTACTGACAGTTTTGGTACTGAAGGTTTATTTGCTGCTGTTGAAAGTAGAGGTAATGTATTTGAGGATTTAGCTTCTCTTGGAGATTTTGACTTATTGTTAAAAAATCTTGACAAGCAAGGTGCTATTGAAGAAAATATGTTATACATTAATCGTTCATTAGCTCTTACTCTTGATGACATGGTAGCTGGATTAAATGCTAACTATCAAGGTGGTGCTTCTTTTGGAGTATTTAACAACGACGCTGACATGGCATTAAACTTAGGCTTTTCTGCTTTTCGTAGAGGATCTTATGATTTCTACAAGTCAGACTGGAAATACTTAAACGATGCTGCTGCTCGTGGTGGATTTGGAGATGTATCTGGAATTTTAATTCCTGCTGGAACTTCAACTGTATACGATCAGTCATTAGGTAAAAACATGACACGTCCTTTCTTACACGTACGATACAGAGCTTCAGAAACTGATGATCGAAGACTTAAGTCTTGGGTAACTGGTTCTGTAGGATCTGCAACTTACACTGGAGAAGATGTTATGGAAGTACACTATTTGTCTGAAAGATGTTTAGTAGTTCAAGGAGCTAATAACTTCGTGATGCTAAAAGAATCATAATATTAACCTTTAAAAACTAAACAAAATGGACAAATTTTTATATTTTACAGACGGAGATGCTATTGATGCCGCTGCAGACATGGCTTGTTATCCTTTAAGTTCTTTCTTAGGATTTACTGTTGATGCGAGTGATGCAGTTTCAATAGGCATGAAATTTGTATCTGCCGTTACAGGACCAGGTGCAACAACTGAAATTGATAACGTAAGCTTAGTAATCACTTCAGGTGCACATAAGAAAGTTATTACTTCAATTACTAAAGCTATAAACGCTGCTAGTTTTGGAGATAATAGCGGACTTATTGTAGTTTGTGACGCTTTAGCTGGTGTATTTGCTGATGCAGATATTACCGACTGTGCAATCACACACGACTCATAAGTCAATTAATTAATTTAAACTTACGGGCGTCTTTACGGCGCCCTTAGGTTTATTTTATGTGACATTAGCCTATTACTAATTATATACTAAAGCTATTGTCATTATTTTAAACTATTTAATTATATTATATCATGGAAACAAAAACAAAAACACAGCCTAAACAGGCTGAAGTAAAAAATATACCTAACTGGGAAATAAAAGATAGGTTTTATTTTTTAAAAGGATTAAACGAACCTTTAAGCTACGTGTTGACTTCAAAGTCTACACCTAGAAAACCATTATTATGGTTTGACGAAGAAAAAGGTTATAATAGAGAAATAAGATATTCTAGTAATCAAAGATCTTGTTTTATAGATGAACAAGACGGTAATGTAATACTAGATCATATTATTTTTGAAGATGGAGTTCTACAAGTTCCAAAAACAAATCAACCACTACAAAAGCTTTTAAGTTTATATCATCCTAAAAAAGGTTATATATATGAAGAAAAAGATGAAGTAGCAGAAGCTAAAGAAGATTTAGTTAGCATTGAGGTTGAAATGCAAGCTTTAAATACGGCTATGTCAATAGATGTTGATCAATCAGAAGCTATACTTAGGGTTGAACTAGGATCTGCAGTAGATCAAATGAGTTCTGCTGAACTTAAAAGAGACTTGTATATGTTTGCTAGAAATAATCCAATATTGTTTTTAGAGCTAGTAAACGATGACAACGTAATGCTTAGAAACTTAGCTATCAAAGCTAGTGAAATGGGTGTTATTGTATTATCACAAGACCAAAGAACTTTTGCATGGGGTTCAAACGGTAAAAAATTAATGACTGTGCCTTTTGACGAAAACCCATACTCTGCTTTTGCTGCTTTCTTAAAAACAGACGAAGGCGTAGAAGTTTTCAAATCAATAGAAAAAAAGCTAAAATAGCGTAACTATTATAAGTGGTGTAGCCATCTATAATGGTGGCTATACTACTATAATAAAAATAAAAATATGGCGATTGACGTAAATAAAGTATATACTACAGTATTATCTATACTAAATAAAAAAGGTAGCGGCTATATGACGCCAGATAACTTTAACAAAATTGCTAAAGTTGTGCAACTAGAATTACTTGATAGAGCGTTTTACGAATACAATAGAGCTGTAGCTAAACAAACAAGTGGAAGAGGTGCGCAAGGATATGGTGACATACCTAGAAAAATAATGGATAAACTTGATCCGTTCTGCGTAAACACTACACTAACATTAGATTCTACATCAAGTTATTTTGAACCACCTGGATATGATTCAACTTCTTCATATCCTGTTAGTGATGTTTATAATACACTAAGCGTTTCTTCTCAACAATCAAGTAATTTACATGTAGATATAGAACGTATAGAAAAATCTAAAATACCGTTTTTATTTTCTTCAAAAATTACAGCACCATCTGAAACTTTTCCAGTTTATTATTATTCTGCAGATTTAATATATGTATTTCCAAGTACAATAACTAGTATTGGATTATATTATGTTGCTAAACCATTAGATCCTAACTGGAGTTCTACAGCTGACACTACTTCTTTTGGTACTCCTATATATAGCTATAATTCATCAACTAGCACGAACTTCACGCTTCACGCGTCTGATGAGTCAGATTTAATATTAGGTATACTTAAATATTTTGGTGTTACAATAAAAGATCCGCTTGTACTACAAGCCGCGCAACAAGAAGAGCAATCAATAACACAACAAGAACAATAATATGAGTTTACTAGGAACAGTTACAGAAGAAAACTACTACAATGGATCTCAAACTTTTATTGGAGATGGTAGCACGATTTCTTACACATTAACATTTGATCCAGCACCAACAACTAGTCAAGTTAGAGTGTTTTTAAACCTCAACACCGCGGGTTCTGTAGATGAAGAGGCTTTTGATTTTACAATATCTAGAAGTGTTATAACATTTACAGGTACTGCTAAAGAATTTATAGAAACTAATAAAAAAGCATTAATAAGAGTTGAGTTATTAGATAAAACATTTGGTAATTATCAATACACATCTATTAAAGACATTGTAGATAACTTTATGATAGCATACGTAGGCGACGGAAAGCTAATAGATCACGTGGCTAAGTCAGATGTAATATTTCACGCTAAGCGTGGTTTACAAGAGTTTAGCTATGATGTACTTAAAACTGTTAAGCTACAAGAAATTGAGCTAGGACCGTCATTATCTATGCCAATGCCTCAAGACTATGTTAACTATGTGAAAGTATGTTATATAGACAGCTCAGGTGTTCGTAGAATTATATATCCAACTAGACTTACTACAAACCCAACAGAGCCAATATTGCAAGATGAGAACTATAACTATGTATTTGACTCTGATGGAAATGCTGTTGAAGGTAGTTCTGTTACTGAATCTCGTTGGAAGGCATTTGACACTAAAAATATATCAGGTGATTTATCATCTGAAGACAGCTTGTATTTAACTACAGCTGATTATCTTAGAAGTGATTACGGCCAAAGATATGGCGCTACGCCAGAAACTACACAAGTGAACGGTTTTTTTACAATCAACGAAAGAACTGGAAGCTTTAGTTTTAGCAGCGATCTATCAGGTAAAGTTATTGTGCTTGAGTATATTTCAGACGGGCTTGGTACTGACGCTGAGATGAAAGTAAACAAACTAGCAGAAGAAGCCTTATATAAGCATATCGCATACAACGTTTTAGCGGTTAAAAGAAACATATCTGAGTATATAGTACAAAGATATAAGAAAGAACGAAGAGCAGCGCTTAGAAATGCTAAGATAAGGTTATCTAATCTAAAACTCTCAGAACTATCACAAGTTATGAGAAACAAATCGAAACAAATTAAACACTAGTAAATGGCTGAAGATAAAAAGAACTTTCTTCAAGGTAAAATGAATCAAGACATTGATGATAGAATTTTACCTAA